TGAGGAGGCTTGGGGTTAGCCATGGTAAACCTCAGTCGAGCGTGATGGTCGACGTGGTCTTTACACGCGGGATGACGCCCGTGGTCACGCTGATGGACGGCGTGAGCGCACCGTAGAGCACGAGCTTGCCGGTGCCCGTCGAGTCAGTGCCGAGGCCGACGTGCGTAATGGTCGCGGTGCCGCCGGTGGCCTCCGGGAAGTCCACGTTGCTCGTCGGCGAGGCCGAGTTGCCGGTGATGGTCCAGCCAGAGGCCGAGCGCACGACGGCGACGCGAGCGTAGCTGGTGTAGCTGGTCTCGTTCGTGCTCTGCGTGCCGCTCTCGCCCGGCGACGAGGTGTGCAGTGACAAATAGAACGAGCCCGCCGTCGAGCTGCCACGGAGGCCAGTTGCATCGCCGATGTCGGCGACGTTGCTGTTGTTGAGCAGGAGCAAGAGCATTTCATTTTCGAGCGTATTCGTGAACGACATCGGTTCCTCCTGGCGTCAAGGTCTCAGGTTGTGGTGGTCGAGACAAGCATCGTCACCGATGCGAGCCCCTGGATAGAGTCCGCGTCGAGCCAGGCGACATCCTGCAGGCTGAGCACATAGCCCGTCAGGCTGCCGCCTGGCTCGGTCGCGGACATGGCCGACGGATTCGCGGGGTCGTACATCGTGACCTTGCCGCGACACGTCCAGCCAGAGAGGAGCGCCTCGAGGGCATAGCGCGTCATCGTCGCGCGCACCCGCCACACGCGAGTGTCACCGAAGACATAGCCCTGTTGGCGTCGTGAGCGGTCGTAGACGACCTCGCGCTCGCGTTGCATGTCGACCTCGTCCCAGACGATGCCGAGGCACGGAACGCATCCCGGAGGCGCGTAGAGCGACGTCACCGACGTCTGAGAGGTCAGGGTAAGGGTCGGCTCCATCGCGCGCCCTATGAGCCACCCGAGGCGGTCAGGGAAGGTCACCGTCGCAGAGCTGCCGGAGAGCGTCACCCTTCCCGTCTCATCGGACCATGAAGCGTTCCAGCCGCTCGCGCCAATGGCCGTGTCGAGTTCATCGATGTAGTCGTCCCAGCGGTGATAGCCAGAGGTGACCGTGTAGGTCGTGCCACCGATGGAGACATCGCGATATCCTGGGAGCGCGGTGTCGACCCAGCCCATGATGAACGCATGCGCTCGGCGCCAGTCTGGGACCACCGTCGGAATCACCTCACCTGGTGTCATCGTGGCAGTCATTCGGTCACCGTCGAGCCAGAGAGCCTCAACATCATCTCGGTCGTCCTGAGCTTGCTCGGCGCCGTGCGTCGGATGGTGTCGACACAGAGGCGGGCGAAGATGCGCCCGTCATGCCACACGTCGTAGACGTCAGGACGGACCGTTTGCTCGGAGGCCCATGCGTCCGCGAACGACGTCCACATCGTCACCTCGCAACGGCCTGGCGCCAATATGCCGGAGACGCCCAGCGAGCCGTCGGCGACAGGCCCGCCTGTGTTAGAGACCCAGGCGCCGTTGTCGGCTCTTAGGCCGAGCGTCGGGACGTAGCGGCTTGAGTAGGCCGAGGCCGCCGTGTAGCTCGTGGCTCCTGTGTAGGTGCCCGAGAAGCCAGTCCTCGTCGCGGTATTGTTCGTCGCCGTCAGCGTGAACGTGGAGGTGCTCGATAGGGTCAGCACGCCGCTCGACGAGACCGATACCGTGAGCCGCTCCGACGTGGCCGTGGCCACACCTGCGACGAGGCGTGCGATGAGGCTGGCGACCGACTCCCTCGGTCTCGGGGTGACGGTCACGCCATGCGCGGCGATGGTGCCTGTCCATCCGCTGATGACGCGAGCGAGTGCGCCGTAGCCCATCAGACACCTCGCCTGCGGCCGTAGCCGTTGCGCTCGCTGGCAAGCTCGCTGTCGCGGATTGCGCGGCCCACCTGTTGGCGGTCGGCGATGAGCGTCGAGAAGTTGTAGACGATGGTCCTCGGCTCGCGGTCGACCGTCGAGGCTGAGGTAGAGCCACCGCCCATGTCGGTCTCTGTGCCTGCGGCACCTGCGCCTCGTGCGCTGCCACCTCCTGACGGCGGAGAGGTGCCTGCGGCGATGGCATAGAGACCAGCCGCCGCGAAGTGGCCTGCGGACTCGACGGGGTTGGCCAACGTGGCGAAGCCTGCGGCAAGCTCACCAGCGGCCCGCACGGCATACTCAGCGCGGAGGCCGCCGATGCTCTTAGCGACAGCCGCAAGTCCTGCGGTCGTGCCAGCGATGAGCGCCTTGGTCTTCTCGTCCTCGGCCATGACTGTCGCCTCGGCCGAGGTCTTCGTGCCATTTGCGACCATCTTTTGGATTTCGTCTACGCGGTCGCCATAGGCGGACCAGATACCCATCGTCTCGGAGAGCGCGTCGGAGAGGTCGGGGAAGGCGCCAGCCGCTGCGCCGACGGCATCGCCAAAGGAGAGCATGGCTGCGGTCGCGTTGGCCACGTCATCAGCGAGAGGCCCGAAGGCGTCAATCTCGCGCATCAGCGCCATTTCTTCTTCGGCCTTGATGCGCGCCTCTGAAGCCTTGATGCGCGCCTCTTCGGCGGCCTTCTCGGCCTTTGCCATCGCCTCTTCGTGCCGGCGCATGGCTTCTTCATCATCGAGGCGTTGCCGTGTCTTCTCTTCGCCGAGCCGCATCAGCTCTTCGAGCTGGCTCGTCCTTCTGCCACCATTGCCGCCTGGCGGGACTGTCGGCACGATTGGAACAATCGGCTTGACTGGCTCGCGCGGCTTGACCTGGATGCCCATGGCCTCGGCAAATGCGCGCACAACGGAGAGGCCCTCAGCGGCGCGCGAAATCACCGTGTCCATGTTTTCGCGTTGCTTTCCGAGGAGGAAATTGACGCGGTCTGTGTAGTCACCCTCGGAGGCCTTCAGGCGCACGAGCGCGGCCTGCGCCTCGTTGATGGCTCTCTGGCCATCGCCTCGCTTGACCAGCGCTTCGAGCAGCCCTTGCTCGTTCGTCAGCAGGCCCAGCGCAGAATCGACCGAGGTCTTCTTCGAGTCTGCCAGCTGTTGCTCAAGGTCGCGCTGTTGCTCGATGAGCTTCGGCAGCTGTGATTCTAGCCTGACGCGCTCGCCCGTCAGCTTGATGCGCTCTGCCGCAATATCTGCCAGCTCGTTCTGGATTTCGAGCTGGGTGCGCTGCTCTTCCGATGCGGCTTGTTCAATGCGCCACTTGCGGAAAGTCTCGATATTTGACTTGAGCGCCTCGTTGATTGCTTTGGTTGAATTGATGACGATTTTGGCACTATCGTCAATCTTCAGTAGCTCGCGCGCGAAAGCGATGACTGCAGTTCCAGCGGCAGCAAGACCGCCGATAAAACCGGCGATTCCCATGACCTTGTTGAATTTCTCGACGCCTTGAGCTGCCGTATTTACCGCGCCGTCAATCTTGTCAAATCCAGCCGATAGCTTGTCGGTGCCGGATTGTCGGCCGATATCTGCAGTCGAGTCTGCCATCGAGTCGAGCTGCTTTTCGGTCGATTTGGCTTGCTCGCCCACCTTGCGCAGCATGGCTGAGACTTCGTCGGTGCCCTTGGCGATGACGTCGAGAACGACCTGACCACGATTCATCTCTGCCTCCTCCTGCGGTCCTCATCCTCGAACTTTGCCCGCTCCATGTCTATCTGCTGCCACGTCGATGCGACCCACGACGCATAGCCGTGCGGCCAGTCGGAGAGCGGAGACATCTTGGCCATGCCGCGCACGACGAGGGCGGCGCGGATGTCCTGGCGCTCAAAGGCGCGCTTGCCGGGGCAGCCATGCCACTTGAGGCCCGGCGTCCATGGGTCGGCCTGCTCGCTGCTCTCGCACGCCTCCTCGGCTCCACACCGAGCGGCGAGACATGGCAGGCCCAGACCCACAGCGCCGTCCTCGGTCAGCGCGGCGATGCGGCAGGCGCTCGACCAAAAGGGTCGGCACCTGTCACCGACAAGCCGAAGATGACGCCGCCGAGGCTCTGCCAATGCAGGTAGGGCAGCTCATCGGAGGTCAGCTTGTCGCCCTCGAAGGCGAGCGCCACGAGGCCCAGCTCGACGATGCGTGCGATGCGCTCGCGCGGCTCCTCGATGGCTGAGACCTCCTGGACCTCGATGCGCGAGAGAGGCCGCACCGTGGCGATGATGTGGTCGCCAGCGGTGCGGGTCGGTGTCCACTCGTAGGCCTCCTCGGAGGCCGGAGTGAGCTCGTACATGATGCGGTCAGACGTGCGGATAGGAAGGACGCGAGATGCCACCAGTTGTGCTCCTGGTTGGTGGTTTGCGCCGGTCTGGATATCAGAGCCAGGCGATGCGGAACGGAGTGTCGGCCGGCGCCGTCGTGCCGGTGTCGCCGGTGTAGGGCGTGCAGCCAAGCAAGAGGCGCGTGGCCACCTTGCCGCCGAGGTCCTGCAGAGTCGGCTGCTCGAGGATGACAGCGGCAGGGATGAGAATCGAGCAGGCGCGTCCTGGCGTCGTTGCCAAGTTGAGCTGGATGGGGTCGTTGTCGATGCTGCCTGCGGTGTTCTGCAAATTATCGAGACCGAGATTATCGAGCGCGTTCTGCGTGCGGATAATCTCGACGGTCACGTTGCGGTTCGTGGCGACGAGTTCCGAGACGCCCTGCGAGCTGCCGGTGCATTCCACCTCGGACAGCTCCTGCGTCATCGTGACCGTGACGGTCGCGGCGCAGAATTCGGTGTTGGATTCCTGGAAATATGCGCCATTTGCGCCGATGGTCGCGGGCATCATCGGGTAGCCATAGGTCGCATCGGTCGGAGCGCCACCGCTGCCGACGTTCGTCCAGTTCAAGAACCGCATGGTCACTTCGACCATCGGGACTTGCTTGGCCGCGATGTTGATGCGCACGCTGGTCGGCAGACCATCGGAGAAGCGGATGTGCGTGGCAGCGTCTGAGCCGAGGTAGTCGAACGTCAGCGGGAGCTGATTCGACGTGCTGAGGTAGGCGACGAGACTGCCGTAGAGCGTGCCAGAGCTGGACGGTGTGTGAGGAATGGCCGCGAGTAGCGCCTCGGTGTCAGGCGTTACGGTTGTGTCGACCGTCTGAACCCAGCCGACATCGTAGCCAGAGGCATGCGGGATGAGCTGCGCATAGCCCTGCCACGCGGTGTCCGCCGAGCCGTTGGTGATGTTTAGCGTCGAGATGGTCGAGCCGGACGCAAGCGCCGTCGTGTAGGCATCGGCAGAGGCCGAGCCGAGGACCGTCTTGACGAGCAATGCATCGGGAAAGATGGTCGGGTCAGTCGTCGGCGAGCTGCTCGTGCTCCATCCGTGCATCGGGAAGCGGAACGTCAGCTCGGTCGGTGACTTGCTGCCGGGGATGATTTCGGCCTCGGTGAAGCCAGGGCGGAAGGTGTTGAGGCGGATGGTCTCACGCGCAAGCGTCGGGACGAACGGCGCCTCGATTTCGAGATAGTCGGTCGACGCGAACGAGGTCTGAGCGGTGCCCCAGCTCGCTTGTTGCTTGATTGCGACGCGGCCTTTATTTGAGAGCGAAATTGCCATAATCAGACCTCGATGAGTGTGGAGTCGAGACGGTAGAGGCATCGCATATCGATGCGCGCCACGATGAGTCCGTTGGCCTCGTCGATAACCGGCGCGGAGGGCTCGGTCGATTCGAGGTCGTCATAGTCACGATGCAGGTTCCACAGCGGCCGGTAGAGCTGCTCCAGGTCGCCGGCGACGCGGTCCTCGACGTCCTTCGCGGCCGGGTAGAAGATGGCCACCTGGTAGGTCACCTCGAACAGGTCGCAGGTGTCTAGCTCGCTCTTCGTCGGCCCATTCAAGAGCCTCACCATGAAGGCGCGGCTATTGACCGAGTCGGGTTCCTGCGCTTGCTGAAGCCAGACATACGCATCACGCGGGCTCGCCTTGCCCTCACTCGTGGCGCCGAGCACGGCCTTCGCGATTGCGCGTCTGACATCCGACGCGCGCATTAGACGCGCCTCGCGGCGATGGCCGTGATAGGCCTCGACATCGCCTCGCCGTCGGTGATGTTGTTGCTGTCGGTGTCATCGTAGGGTCGCGACGCGATGACGTCGTCAATCTCGCGCTGCATGCGCTCCTCGACGTCACGGCGATATTGCGAGCGGTCGATGATTTGCGGCGGGACCATCTGCTCATCGAGGAGCTCGAGTTCGAGCGCGGCTCGGCCAGCGGCCTCGAAGTCGTTCGGGTCGGCGAGCAGGTGCTGAAACCTGCCGCTCGCGCGGATGCGCCGCCAGACGCGCTCAGAGGCCCTCGACGCGAGCGAACGGAAGTACCCATAGCCTCGCGTGCCGCAGACGTCTGGCCACGTCCTGGCGAGGTAGTCTCGCGCGTCTACAGGCGTGACCGCGTCGCGATAGACCGTGCGCACGACATGCGCCAGCTGGGTCACCACGTCGACGGTGCCGTCGGCATTCGTCACGGTCCACTCGACGCGGTAGTTCAGGTCACGCGTGGCCGTCGCCGTCGAGGTGATGGTGGTCGTCAGGCGTGCGCCATAGAGCGTGTCACCAACGCGGACTGTGTCAGACGGGACGCCACTTTCGAGGGTCCAGATGTTGGCGTCATACTCGGAGAGCATGACAAGCGCCTCCTGGCCTCCGTCGTCCGAGGTGCGCCACCAGTAGCGGCGTCCTGCGACGGGAGAGCCAGAGCCAGAGGCAGCAGTGAACTGCGCCTCGACGCTGGACGAAACAGCCGTCACGGTGCGAGCCAGAGAATCGACCGTGACGGCAGGCGCCAGGAGCGAAGTGCCACCTGGCGTCAGAAATCGGCAGGTCGCCGAGGATGGCCTTTTCGGAGGGTAGAACTCGACGACGGTCGAGCGGTCTTCGAGAAGAAGCACATCCACGGCGGCCTCGCTATCTCAGGAGTCCGAGCCGATGATGCCGACGGGGTCAGGCTTGACCTGCGTCCCGATGGCGAAATCGACCGTGATCTTCGTGCCGCGATTGTCCACGTCGACGTCGATGGACTGCTCGGCACCCGAGCGAATCCAGTAGACGAGCGGCGTGCGCGAGCGCGAGATGATGCCCCAGCGGGTGGAGTCGGTCAGCTTGGCCCAGATAACCGGCGTGACGTTGTACCCGAGCGCCGCGTTGGCCTGGTTGTCCTGGCCCGAGAGCTGCGAGCGGAAGGTCTCATAGACATTCTCGCGCAGCGACGAGTCGGCCGGCGAGCCGTACATCACGAGGTCGTCACCGGACCAATCCTCTTCTTGACCGTGGTAGGACTTCCAGAGGCTCGCCAAGTTGATCGCCGCCATGAAGGCCGTGCGGTCGAAGGCCGAGGTGAGCTTGTTGTCGCGGTAGCCGCCATCAGCGAGGGGGTGGCTGTCGCTGATGAGAGCGACGCCATCGCCAGCCGTCGAGGTGCTGTCGTAGACGTCCTCGAGGCGGTCAGCGCCGATGCTGCCGTAGGTGTTGGCGACGGCCACGCCGAGCTTGCGGACAGCGTTCTCGAGGAGGCCGGGGATGTCGCGAACGTCGTACTTGTTCAGGCGGACCTGAAGCGCATACTTCGTATATGCCAGGCTCGTGTTGAAGCGGTCGTTGACGTCGGCGGTGTTGATGTCGTTGCTGCCATCCCACTGCGGAACGGCGCCGATGCCGGAGTAGCTGGCGAGCTTGACTGCGGCCACGTCGTCGGTGCGGACCTCGAAGAACTGGCGCCACGCCTCGCTCGGCTGGGTCAAGCCCTCCATGAATGGGAGGACAACGGTATCGCGAACTTCAGTGAGACTCATGGTGTCCTCCTATCAGGCCGAAACGAGGCCGGGGTGAACGACGGCATGGAGCGCGTCGAGGCGTGCGATGTCAGAGGCCGAAGCGGCCGACCACGTCGCGGTGACGGCGACGACGAGGTCGCCGAACGAAGAGGCCTGCGCATCGACAGCGCCGGCGATGGCGAGGGTCTTCGAGACCGCCGTCGCGCCGTGCTTGTAGCTGAGGCCGCAGCCCGAGACCTTGAAGGTGCTACCGGCGCCGATGGCGTCGACGCAGAGCTTGAACTCGAGGCCGATGACGTCGCCGTCGGCCACGTCAATCGCGGTCTGGTCACACACCAGAATACCGGTCTTCGGGTCGGCGGCCGGCCCGATGTAGACCTTGCAGGTCAGGGTGTCAGTGGAGTTGGTGCTCGTAGCCTTCACCGCGGCAAAGCCGCTGATGAGGTCGCCGACGCGAAGCGACTGAGCCGGGAAAGAGAGCGTCTTGACGAACGCGGTCTCGGTGGTCGAGTTCGTGACCGTGTCGGTCGCGCTCGCCATGATGTGCTTGTGCTGGGTACCAAGTGACATAGTCGGTCACCTCCTTGCGCGATAAGGTGCCATCGCGCGGCGCACATGGCTGAAAAATCGTGAAACACGCCGCGCGATGGCTATCTATGCGGTCCGGACGAGGTCCTTATTTTTTCGGCGACGAGGTGCTCGCCAAGAATTCGCGCACGCTCGACGTGCCGCGCTGGATGTCCACGGACTCGATGCCGATGGGCAGGCGCGCGTCACCCATGAGTGCCTGCAGGTCGGAGCCCTGTTTGCCAAGGCGACGCTCGCTCTGCTTCTTCCTCAGCTCGCGCTCCCACTCTTCGCGAGCCTCCCAGGCCGGACGGGCGATGCACATATACACGCCGTGGTCGCCCTCGCCCATGAAGAGCGAGTTTCGCGTGCCGCGCGGCGCGTCGAGCCAGCCCTGCTCGATGAGCTGGCGACGGCGCATTTCCATGACATGGATTCGCGCGACATCGGTGCGCGAGCCCAGGCGAATGAAGACGAAGCCGGACTCAAGGTGTCGATGAGTCGGCGGCAATATCCAGCGCCCGCCAGCCATCGATTTCAGGTCGCGTTGCTGCGCCAGATAGTCGCGCATCATGCGCATCGCCACGTCGGGAGAATATTCGTCGAGGAACTGCGCAGGCTGCTCGATGCGGATTCCCTCGGCAGTGGTCGCGGTGCCGACGGACGGAGCGGTCGTGGTGGTCGTGTCAGTTGGCTTTGCCATTATTTCTTGCCTCCGTAGAGCTTATTGAGCAAGCGGTCGGCCGAGAACAGGCCACTCTTTGGGAGCTTGTCAATCGCCGGTGTGAGACGCTCCAGGACTTGCGCTTGCGACGGCGCAGATGAGCGGAAGAGGGTCGCGTTGGCTTGCCGCCACTGCTCAAGTTGGACGAGTCCCGCCGGGTCTCGGGCGTCGACCTTCGGCGCCAGTGCGAGCGCGTTGGCATCGTTGAGTGTGTCGAGGAGGCCCATGCGTCGGAGTGCCGTCAGGCGCGCCTGGTCGGCGTCTCGCGCGTGTTGCTGAGCGATGCTGTCGACGATGGTTGCCTTGGCTCGGAGTTCTTCAAGCTCTCGGCGTAGCTTCTCCGTTTCGGTCTCGGCTTGCTTGGCGGCGTCCTGCTGCGCCTTCGTGGCGGCCAGTGCGGCCTCGTAGCGAGCCTTGGCTTCTTCGGCGGCGCGGATGGCGAGTACCTCGGGCGGCTCACCGACCGCAGGTGGCGGCGTCGTCACCGGTGCCACCGTGACCGGTGCCGGCGTGGTCGTGGTTTCTGTGCTCATGTGCTCTCCTCATCGACCGCGTGATGCGGCCGAAACTCGACGTGATAGACGCTCTCCGCGCTTGCGTAGATTCTTCGCCGTGCGCAGGCCTGCCGCCACGCCGAGAATCTGTTGCGCGGCCTCGTCCTCGATGATGCGCATGGACTCCGTCAGCTCGGCCGTGCTCGGCGTCAGAAGCGGGTCGTCCTCACGAAATGAATTGGCAAATGCGATGTCGCGGTTGCGCACGCTGGTTGCCTTGCCATCAGCGTTGATGGTGCGACGCGAGCCTTGGAAATAAAGCCGCACCTGAGACTCGCTCTTGACGTTGATGGCGAGGCTCTCCAACAGTTGGCCGGTCTCAAAGAACGTGCGCCGCTTGCCGAGCAATTTGGCATAATCGCGATAAGACCTGTAAGCGGCCCAACCGGCGAATTGACCGGTGCTCGGCTGAACGATGAAGCCAGCGGGCTGCGGCCGACCAGGCGGAATCCAGAAAAGCGACTTGCCTTCCTTGTCGACCGAGTGCGCACCGAGCGCGGAGAAGGCCTGGCCATCGTTGTCAACGCCCTGGCGGACACGCGCCTTGATGTCGTCTTTCAGCTGCCGCGCTACCTCGACAAGCGGCATCACGAGCTCGGTCTCAAGCTCGGTCAGCTTGTCGAAGCCCTTGGTTTCGACGTAGACGCCAGCCTTGCGTCCGCGTGCCATCAGGACATCATCTCGTCGGGCAGCTCACCCGCGGCCTCTTCGAGAGCTTCCTCCTCGGCCTCCATGGCGACACTCTCGCCCTCGACAGCGGCCTCCTCGGCCATGGTCAGACCAGAGTTCTCGGGAGGCTCCTGAGCCATAGCAGCGGCATCAAGCTCGCGGTCCTGCTCCATGCGCCGATAGGCCTCCTCGAGGCTCACACCGTCGCGTTGAGCGCGTGCTCTCACGCGGCCAGTCTGACCGAGGTCGACCAACATCTGCAGCGCCTGCGCATCGTGCAGAGGGTCCGCCGGAACGATGGGCTGCCGGTAGTCGACTTGGACGATGGCCTCGGGCCAGAGTTCCGCGCCGCGCTGGTGGTTGATGACGGCTCTCATCACGTCATACAGGCGTTGCTCGGCGGCCTGCAATATGCCGAGGAATTCCTGGCGGTAATTCTCGCGGTCAATCAGCTCGACTTGCTTTGCAAGTGCCGTGATTCCCGCCGATTTCAAAAACGTCGCCGGATTCATCCCGTTCATGCCGACGACGGTCTGCACATATTCGCGGACCTGCGTGACGTAGCCGTCGAGCGCAGGGTTCGCGCTGGCGAACCCGAACTCGGCCGTGTCGCCAGTCAGGCCGATGACGGTCTCCGGGCCGAGCTGCATGTCGCGCGTCTCGCCCGACGAGTAGCCTCGGACGTACGGCTGGCCGTAGCCCTGAAGGCGGGCGATGTTGCCGACGTCGGTGAGGTCGTGATTCATCGCTCGCTGTGCGTCGAGGATGTCGTGAGGCACAGGCGCCCACCACTCGCCAGGCCCTGGCGGTGTGCCGCGCAGCATGACGACGGGCAGCGTGTCATAGGGCATCGAGCCGTCTTCGGCGTAGATACCCTGGCCGTTGAGTTCGCCCGTGGCCTCCCAGACTGCGGTTTCGTGAGTCACCACGCCGACGGCATAGACCGAGGTCGACGGAGCGGTGCGCACCGGCATCGCGATGCGCCAGCGCCACATGCGCACGTCGTCCTCGTGCATGGCGAACGGGTAGCGCAGCTCGACCTCCTGCTCATGCGGCGCGATGAGTGTCAGGCGCACGCCTCCAGTCTCGGCCGAGGGCCACGCCCAGATTGTCGCGTTGTTGAGTGCGACCAGCTGGCGATGAGCCGAGCGCATGACCTCGTCGACGTGCGAGCGGGCATACTCGGCTTCGATGAGCGCCACCAGGTCATCGGGCAAAGGGTTGCCGCTCAAGTCGACGAAACGGCGCGACGGGCTCTGCATGTACGCCGTCGCCAGCTCGCGCGAGATGGCCCACACGAAGGGCACAGTGCGGAGCACATGCTGCGACCAGTTGACCGGGTAGAGGCGTTTCCGCTCGGCCGTCGCGTCGCGCATGTCGCGGCGGAGGTAGTTGTACAACTCCCGCGATTGCTCGCGCCAGACCGAGCCGCCGGTCTGTTGCTCCTGCACTGGATAGGCGCCCGGTGTGATGACGTACATGGTCAGCGCATGCCAGATTGCGTGCAGGTGTCAAGCATCAGACCTCATCGGCGAGCATTGCCAGGCGTGCGCGCATTGCGTCGCGAGCGGCCTCGAGGGCGGCTTGCCAAGTCGCATCGTGGGCCACCGCTGCACATGCCATGATGCTGCGTTCGCCGAGCAAATTGACGCTGCAGCCCCACATCGGAGGCTCGGTGTGGGGCCATTGCCACACGGTGTATGTGTAGTCCTCGGTGCGTAGCACGCCGCATTTGTTGTCATTGTGCCAGCGCCATCCGACACTATTTGCGACATCTCGCACATCAACCTCCGGTGTACCGCGCCACCATGCGCCCAAGCTTGTACTGCTCTCCGTACCGCTTGACCTGCTGCATCCGCAACGCGTCAATGCCGTGGTCGTGGACGTTGTCCTTGAGTGGCATGGGCATGAGGGTGCCGTCGATGCGCTGAGGATATCGGTAATTCTGCAGGCAATGCACGATGCCTCGACGTGGCGGCCTGTCGAACATGTAGTCGGCCACCATGAGTTGGACGTCACCCATCATCGGGTCGAGGCGATTGCGCACGAGTTCGATGCCCTCGGTCACGCTCTGCTCCTGGCGCGTGTTCATCCGCTCCGTCCTGCTCATGGGAAATGTCTCAAAGGCCCACTGAATCTCGCGCTTCACCGCGCGGTCGCAGACTATCATTTCGGGCGGGCGGCCCAGGCGTTGACATCGTGCGACAATCTCGGCGTGCAAGCGGTCGAGCGTCCATCCGTCCTCGCACAATTCGTCGAAGACTACACTCCGCCCCGATGGCGAATTCGCCACCCAGAGCACATGCGGCCACTGGTCGCCGGCGTCATAGGCCAGGTCGTAGGTAGCTCCCACCCAGTCGGTGCGCTTGCAGTGCAACGAATGCCTCGCGCGTGAGAACTCGTCGAAGACAGCCGTCGCCGGGCGGAGAATCTCGGCCATGACCTCTTGCTGCCAGGCGCGCTTTGACAGCGTGCGACGGAGGCCCTCGACGTAGTCTGGCGGCAGGTGTGGGTTGTCCAGCGTCGTCGCGCGGATGAAGGCATATCGCGAGCGGAGACGACGCATTTCCTCGGCCGAGGAATGCTCCGACAGCGCGCGATGGAACAGGCCGACCACGCCGCGCAGGCCTCGAGGTGTTGATGTGCCGAGCATCTGCCTGAAGTTCGCCGTCTGGCGGCATCGGCCCGACAGTGCTTCCCAGATGCGTTCTGGATTTGCCACCGTCTCGCTCTCATCGAAGTGAATCCAGCTGAACTCGAAGCCGAGGAGGTTGTCGACTTTTTGCACGCTGCGGAAATAGACCTCGCCACCGCAGACCAGCTCGGCCCGCATCTGCGACCATCGGAACCGCTTCAAGAGCGGATAACCCGCTTGGTCCAATAATTCGCACCAGTGCAGGAACCGAGGCAGAAGAACGTGCAGCGCCTGGTCGTAGGTCGGCGCCACGATGAGGCCCCAGCCGCCGGGATTCATCAGCGCGCAGAGGATATCCTCGACGATGCCAGCGTGGCTCTTGCCGGTGCCAATTCCAGCGCAGAAGAACTTGTCGATGCGCTCGGGATGATGTGCGAGATGAAGCCGCCGCTGAGGGTCGAGCGGCCGATAGCCGGTCGCCGAACAGAACATCGCCAGAGCTGCCGCTCGACGTTGGCCTTGCCCGAGGTCCGAGCGCACATCTGCCCATGAAGCGGTGTCCATCAGCTCAGGATGTCATCCGCCTCGAACTCGTACGCCTCGAGGTCAGCGACGCGCAGCCCCTCCGGCAGAGGCACAGGCATCGTGTGTTGCGTGAGCGCCGGGCCAGACGCGAGCACAAGTACGCGGAGGTTCTTCCGGCTCTGCAGTTGCACCGAGCAAATGCTCGCTAGCGTCTTGTGGCCGAGGTCGCCCTCCTCCACGATGCGCCGATGTGCATCAGCCAAGATGCCGGCGAGCCGCTCGTGCTCGGCAACCTCAAGCTGGATGAGGTCAGCGATGGTCAGACCACGGGCCGCCGCGTCAACCATGGCGCGCGTCTGCTCGGGATAGCGCTCGCGCATACTTTCCCAGAGATTTTGCGGAGTTTGATCTAGCTTGCTGCGCATTATTCGCGCCTTGTCATTAGATTTTGTCGCTTGTTTTCGCATGGTTACACCTCGGGGCCGAAATTGACAACGTATTTATGGCAGGCGAGAC